TGGGCTATCCGGTCAGCGATTGAAGCAGAGACGCCAACGATAGGCAAAACCTATCAATTTAGGTGCGATTTGCACCCGAAGCTATAATACCTACGCCTCCTGAAGTTTAGGAGGGCGCGCGGAACCATGATGGTTTCCGCGGGAGATTCAGGAAGCGAGACAGGATGTCAGCGCAACTCAGGCTCTCCTTTGCAGCGCCGCGGCCAATCCGGCCGGGCAGCGCCAACCCGGCCGACCTTTTCATTTCCCCTTCTCTTCGTTCTGACTCAGTGAATCCGTGCCCGTATTCCTACCCCGAATTGGAGCGGAAGCTTCTCGAGCTGATCGATCGCTCGAAGGAGCCAGGGATCCGTCCACGCCGGCGCCGGAAGTTGCAATCGGTTTTAGAGATTTTGGAAGAGCTCGAGGAGAGGGATCACCACAAACAACTTTTGGAGATTTGCGCATGACCACAAAAACAAAAAACAAAATCGCGTTGAAGTTTTTCGCGCAGCAACGGGCCCTCGAGGCCGGCAAGGCCGGTTACGAGCGCGCCAATGTACTCCTCGAGGAAATCGTCGGCCTGGTGAAGCCTGGCGAAACGATCACGCTCCCGGACGGATCCACGGGGCAGCTCGTCGACAAATTCGAGAAGAAGAACCGGATCGGGACGGGCATGGGCGTCAATCGCTACGAAATTGAAGTCAGCCGCGCGAAAGACATTAGCGACAGGCTTTAATCCGGAGCTCTACCGGGACGCGTTCGGCCGGATCGAGATCATTGAAGTGCTCGCGCTTCGGATGTTGTCGATCTGCGCCGGACGCCGGCACGTCGAAACGACGCGCGGTTATTCGGACACGCCGGTGCACGACTATAGCGACACGCTCGGCCGGCTCGACACGTTGGAAGATTACGCGGACCGCATGAAGCGGCTCTGCGAGGAACGACGACTCAAGGATGAACACGAATTCGAAGTTTCTGTGCGGCCTCCCCAGCTCGAGCAAGCCCCACCGTCCACACATCCGCCGGCAACACCGCGCGGAACGCCTGGCGCGCAAGATCGGCCGGATACGCGCCGAATGGGACCGGATCCGCAAGCGTGACGCTCGAGACGGTGTGATCGTCGTCGGCCGGCTGGCGAGGTTCTGGCTCTGGTTGAAGGCCTGGCTCTCAAGCTGTATCCGGTAAATGCGCGTCGCCCTGTACGCTCGAGTCTCCACCAAAGACAAAGGGCAAAACCCGGAAACCCAGCTCGGCCAGCTCCGCGATTTCGCGCGAGCTCGAGAGTGGGAAATTGTGGGCGAATACGTCGACGTCGGCTGGTCTGGCGCCAAGGATCGCCGGCCACAACTGGATCGACTCATGATGGACGCGAAGCGCCAGGCCTTCGCCGGCGTCCTGGTGTGGCGCTTCGATCGCTTCGCGCGATCGACACGGCACTTGCTGACGGCAATGGAGGAGTTTCAAAAACTCGGCCTCCAGTTCGTTAGCTTTACGGAGTCGATCGACACGACGACGGCCGTCGGGCAAATGGTGTTTACGATCCTCGCGGCGGTGGCTCAGATGGAGCGGGCGCTGATTCAGGACCGGGTCCGCGCCGGCGTCGATCGCGCGAGGCGCGAGGGGAGGAAACTCGGCCGGCCGACGGTCCTGATTAACCGCGGCCGCGTGCTCGAGCAGCTCGGCGCAGGCATGTCCGTGTCGGAGATCGCACGACAAGCCGGCATTGCTCGATCGACGGTCCGAGCGATCAAAGACGGCGTCCACCGCCAGCAATATAGCTGACGCGTGCGATTGGGATTAGCACTTATTTTCCGCTGGGATCAATAATCCTGAAATAATACTTGACATACACCTTGACACATGCGATCATTGCTCATGATCGAGACAAAGGAGACGACAATGACGAAATTCCAGGAAATCATCCGGTACGGATCGTTTGGCCCGATCGTGTGGGCCGATGGAGACACGCGGTTAGCCACGCAGGAGGACTTAGACACGTTGCCAGTAGGACCCGACTTGACCACGGATGAGGAATCCGAGATCGAGGACGACTGAGATTCGAAACCAAGGAGACGACAATGACAATATCAATCAGCCACGACATGAAACCCGGACTATTGACCCGCGAGCAGGCGATCAAAGAGACGAGCGCAGAACTCGTTGACAGGCTGGACAATGAGCACTGCGAGCCAACCTCGCGCCTGATGCCGGACGGCTGCGAGCTTGTGGAATTTGCGGCGAGCGTGCACATCCCGGAAACCGATGAGCAATACGCCGGCACGTTGACTGCGTACTACTACCAGACTCAGGATGAATCGAATGTGGAAGACCTGTCGGATCTCGATTGGGAGATTGCCGGTTACGAGGTTGTGTGATGCGCACCCCCCGCCGCGGCCTCTCGCTCAACGGGCACTCAATGATCAGTAAGAGTCTGCCGGGAGGCTCGCTGCCTCCCACGCGACTGATCGCCACGGCACCTCAGTGCTGGATGCGGCGCACCAAGGAGACGACAATGGGAAAAGGAAACACGGACATGACGGCATCTAAAATTCACGAAGCTGGAACGACGGTTGACTTCACTGTGCAATTTGACTGCGAAGCGTTCGGACAGACGCTTAAAACTGGAGACGAAGTAAGCGTGCTCCTCGCGCAAGACTGGAACGAAGAAGATGGGCAGGGCGACGGTGGGCCGTTCGGATGGGGTGGCTACAGCGAAGAGACGCTTTTCGCTCTCGGAACGGTAGACACTCATTTTGACGACCGAGTTACTGCCGCGCTCTTCTCTGAGAATTTTGCCAGCGCCGCATCTTGCGAGATTGAAAACAGCGTAGGCACGCTCATCACTGACGAAATAAGTGGGGATATGAGCGGGGAAGCCGCAGTCCGCATAGCAAACGTGGTTGGCGGCTGGATTCGCTGCTCGATTTCGACCTGCGTTAAATGTCACGACGCGGATTGCATTGAAGATCAGCACGAGATTCTGCCGCTCGTGAAACTTGGCGAGGACGTTCTGGTTTCGTGTGAGAAGTGCGGCTCCGCGCTGCATAGAGATTAAGTCATGAGCAAAAGCACTCTGCGTCGCAACCCTCGCCGCCGCGGCGTCTCGCTCCGCGATTACAACCTGCTCGCAAAGCGCGTCTCGCGCGGGCTCACCACGTGGGCCCAACTGGAGGCCGAGGGGCTCGTGCTCCCGCCTCAGCCGCGGGGTCGCCCGTTGAAGAAGCTCAGGCCAGTCGCCTGAAAGAGTGGCGATAAAGCGGGACGCCACTCCTGGCGAAAGCCTGTTTCTCGCCTGATTTGTAAGTGTTGAAGACCGCCCCTACACCGCCACTTTCGCCAGGGGTGGCGACAATCAAATGTTTTCGCCAGGGTCTAGCAGGCAAACGGGCATTCTTTTAGCCTCCCCAATTTTTCCAATCATCGCCACTTTACGCCAGTTTTCGCGAATCTGTCCGCGATCTAGGGTTGGACTTTATGGACGCGGTGGACATCGAAGAGCTCCAGGACACCATCAGCGAGATCGATAGCGTGTTCCGCTGCCATCGAGATTTTCTGAATCGGAACGAGCGCATCCGCAACCCACTCCACGAAGCATTTTTAGCAGCACAAACGAAGCTCGAGGACGCGCGCTCTCTGTCGTGAAGAAGAAGGAAAAGGCGCAAAAAGGTGATCCGCCTCGCGCGCGCGGAGCGAGCGGCCGGCAACGCAAGTATGTGACCGGCGTGCTCGCGGGGAAGACCAAGAAGAAAGCGGCGACCGACGCCGGCTATTCGAAGCACACGGCCACGAAGCCGAAGCAAATCGAAGCCAAGCCGGCAGTGCGGCAACTGTTCACGGAGCTCCTCGAGGCGCAAGGGATCACGGACGGGCTCCTGGCGAAGCGGATTTACCAAGGCCTCTTCGCGATGGAAACGAAAACCGCGTCGTCGGAAGGAAGGATCACCGACAAGGTCCACCTGGTGGCGTTTGCGGAGCGGAGAGAAATGCTCGAGCTGGCGTTGAAGTTGAAAGGCCATTTGATCGACAAGCACGAGCTCCGCATGGTGCGAACCCTGGAGCAAATCCTCGAGGACTCTCATGAATGAATGCCGCATCCGCCAAACTCAAACGCTGGCGCGACAATCCCGTGGCGTTCGTTCACGAGAATTTCAGAGCGGATCCGGATCCCTGGCAACGCGATCTGCTCGACGCCTTCGCCTCCAAAGATCCCAAGAAAATGCGCATCTCCCTACAGGCCTGCGTGGGCCCGGGGAAAACGGCCGGCCTCGCCTGGTGTGGCTGGAATTTTCTCGCGTGCTACGGGGAGAAGGGCGAACACCCGAAGGGCGCCGCGGTTTCCGTGAGTTGGAGCAACCTGAAAGCGAACCTCTGGCCGGAATTCTCGAAGTGGCAGCAACGGAGCGAGTTTCTATCCTCCGCGTTTACCTGGAGCGCGGAGCGGATCTACGCGATCCATCACCCGGAAACGTGGTTCCTGGACGCGCGGAGCTGGGCGAAAACGGCGGATCCGGAACGGTTGGGAAAAACCCTCTCGGGGTTGCATTCGAGGTTCGTTCTCGGTCTGATCGACGAAAGCGGCGAGATTCCGATCGAGATCCTCAAGTCCGCCGACCAGGCGCTCTCGAATTGCGTTTTCGGCAAGATCGTGCAAGCCGGCAACCCGTCATCTCACGAGGGAATGCTCTACGTGGCGGCGAATGCCCAACGGCATTTGTGGCACGTGATCCGGATCACGGGCGATCCGGACAAACCGAACGCCTGGCAGAAGTCGGCGCGCGTCATGAAGGAAGCGCCAGGCGCTCTCGAGTGGGCGAAGGAACAAATCCGGCTCTACGGTCGCGACGACCCATGGGTGATGTATTCGATCCTCGGGGAGTTTCCGCCCGCGGCGATCAACGCGCTGCTCAGCGACACGGAAGTCAACGCGGCGATGGAACGGCATTTCCGCAAGGACGAATACGAGTGGGCGCAGAAGCGCCTCGGGATCGACGCGGCCTGGATGGGCGACGACAAGTGGGTTATTTTTCCACGCCAGGGGCTCGCCTCCTTCAAGCCGGTCGCGATGCGTCATCCGAAGACCGAAGAGATCGGTGCGCGCGTGATCATGGCGAAGCAACGATTCGGATCGGAGCGCGAGTACTTCGACAACACGGGCGGCTTTGCCGCGGGCGCGTCGGATTTCTACCAAGCGGCCGGCTACACGCCGATTCGGGTGGATTTCAGCGGGAAGCCGATCGATCCGCGGTTCTTCAACAAGCGCGCCGAAATGTGGTGGAACGCCGCGCAAGCGATCAAACAGGGCGCCGGCCTGCCTCCGGTTCCGGAGTTGATCGCGGAGCTCACCCAAACGACCTACAGCTACAAGGGCGGGAAGCTCCTGATCATGCCGAAAGAATTGCTCAAGACAAAGATCGGCCGATCTCCCGACTACGCCGACGGCTACGTGTTGACGTACGCCGAACCGGACATGCCGCGCGAGCTGGCGAGTCAATTGAAGCAAAGCGGACAGGCCAAAACGGAGTGGGATCCGTTCGCGACGGCGGAAGCATCGGGCGGCCGGGCGATCACCGAATGGGATCCGCATCAAAACATTTAAAAGAGGGGCGGCTGCGTCATGGATAAACCGGAACAATTCGGCGGCAACGGTCACGGGATCCACACGAACGGTCAGAACGATCTCCGCCTGGAGCTCGCGATCATCGACGATCGAGTACTCCTGAACTTCGGCCAGCTCCTCTCGCACGTCAAACTCCCGGCGGCCGTCGCGCGCAAGCTCGGAAACTCTCTGATCAAACACGCGGACAAGCTCGAGCAATCGCCGATCACGATTCCGACGGGAAGGGCGTAATGGCAACGGGGCGCACGTCCACGATCCTGACGACACTCGGCGGTGGGCTGGCCGGCTACTTCATTGCGAAGGGACAGGCCCATCGCAAAGCGGATCAATGGACGCCGTTCCAAACCGAATGGGGCGACAAAGCGGCCGCGTTCGTCGACGCCCTGATCGGCAAGCGCAAAGCCGGGACGCTCACCTATGACGAATCCACAAAGGCGCTCGAGGACTTCGACCTCAACGTCGGCGACCTGTGGGATCAAGCGACGCTCTTCGAAGGCCTTGGCGGCGATCAAAAGAAAGTCATCCGTCAGGCGCACACGACATTAGATCCGATCCTCGCGTCATGGCGCGCGGGGATTCAAAGCCACATCGATGCACTGAAACCGCCGGAGGATCCCGGACCGGATGAAGCCAAGCCTCCAGGCACGCCGGCCGATGCAGACGCGCGAGCGAAAGCCGCGGGCGATCGCGTCAGGAAACGGGCGATGGGCGCCGACGGCCGGCAACGCACGATCTTGACCGGCTACACGGCGCCCGCGCCATCGACGCAACGCACGATTTTGACGGGTTACTGAGGCGATGGGCGAAACCTTACAGATTCTCAATTTGCTGCTGACCGGAAGCGTGCTGGTCGCCGTCATTGCGGCCGCCGTCGCCTACGGAAAGCTCACCCAAAAAGTAGAAGACCATGGCCGCCGGCTGGACCGGCTCGAGACGACACACACGGAGGTGTGTAAATAAAATGAAAGGCTGGAAAACGATAGTCTTCAATCTGGCGATGTTGGCCGCGGCCACACCGGACGTGCTGGGCCTTATCCCTCCGCACGTCGCCTTGTACGTGATCCCCCTCGGCAACCTGATTTTGCGGGCGATCACGACAACCCCTATTGGTCGCAGCGAGGCGACTCCGGCGACGGAATCCACAAGCGAGAAACCGGAGTAACGGCGATGGACACCAAACCAGTAAAGAAACGATGGCAGCGCGGGCCGGAGCTCGCGATCCGGATCATCGCGGAAGGCGACGGCGGACGCGTGCTGGTCGACGTTCCGCCGGCGGTCGCGTTCGACCTCCTGGGCGATATGCAAAAAATGATTGTCGTCGACGAGCTGCGCAAAGCGGCCGATGACTTGGACGCAACAATCGATCCGTCGATCGATCGCAAGTACGCGCGATCGAATCGCCCTCCGGTCATCGATGAATTTCCTGAAGCGGATGCACCGGAACCGGTTCCGCCCGCGGTCGCGGGGCAATCCGAGAGTGGCCCCGAAATCCCCGGCCCCGAAACTGAGACGAAGCCGGCCGAACCTGAAACACCCGCGGTGGATCCTGAAACGAAACCCGTGGATCTCGAGACTGTCGCTGAAAACACCACTCAGTTGAGTGACGACCTGGTCGTGATCGAATCGAAGGGACCGACTAGCAAAACCGAAATGCGGCATTGATGCCGCATTTGATCAAAAGGAAGCGAAGCATGGATGCGACGCAAAGCTGGAAAGGAATCCGGCATTTCAGCCCGAAGGAGTTCGACTCTCCTGATGCGCCAGGCTCGGGGCTGAACATGGACTTGGCGTTTGTCGCGAAGCTCGACGAGCTGCGCGATCGCTGCGGGTTTCCCTTCTCCGTCAACTCGGGATATCGAACGCCGGCCCATAACACCAAAGTCTCCGGCGTTCAGCACTCGGCGCACACCTCCGGCCACGCGGCCGATATCCGCGCGGAATCCTCGGGCGCGAAGTTTCAAATCATCAAACACGCGATCGCGATGGGGTTCACCCGGATCGGCGTCGGCGCCACGTTCGTGCACGTCGACGACGATGAAACAAAGCCGCAAGAAGTGGTGTGGCTGTACGCCGTCAGAGGGGAGTCCTAATGGACTACATCAGCAAGCGCCAGCAATACCAGATTCTCTACTCCGCGTTGTCGAACGAACGCTCGACGTTTCTCGATCATTGGCGCGATCTGTCCGATCACATCCGTCCGCGGCGCTCCCGCTTTCAAGTGACCGATCGCAACAAA